TGGTTTTATAAGCCATTGAGTCAAAGTCTTTCTCCCAAAATGTAAACCCTTTCTTTGCCTTATAACCTTGAGAATATTGTAAAGCATGAGCTTCCATTTTTTCTTTAGACCAATACATTGTTTTTCTAAAGCCATTTACATATTCAAACATAGCATAGTAACCAATAGTTTTTGCTTTTTCTCTTTTTAATTCATCTTCAATTAAATTAACTTCTAATTCTTCATTTAAAGGGTCATATTTAACTAATTCTCCTTCTTTGATAGCTAATACATTCAGCTTTTTATATTGTCCTGAACGAATAGCTAATTGAATATAGCCTTTATATCCTAGTTGGAATTGAGCAACTTTTCCTTTATTTTTATCGTTAAATGGAACTAAATAGTAGTTTCCTAATTGTGGGCTTGGAGATAGCTTTAAAGATTCTCCTAATAGTGCAGCACTTACGATACTATCATTAGTACATGCAGCTAATGCTGGATTAGTGCTTACAGCACTCACGATACTAGAAATAAATCTTTTTCCATCGTTTTCATTTCCAATTATTTGATTAACTCTATTTTTGACAGCATTGCTTGTCATATATGCCCCAAAAGTAAGTTCTCTTTTAGGCTCTGTTTTTGCTATTTCATTACTCATAATTTATACCTTCTTCCTTCATAAATTCTTTTAATTTTCTTATTTTTTCTACTGTGTCTGTTACAGTAAATGTAACACTAACAGTTTGAGATTCTTCAATTATTTCTTTTGGTGGTTCAATTATTTCTTCCACCTTTTCAACTATTTGTTCTTCAGCTTTTTCTTTTTCAGCTTCTTTTTCTTGAAGCTCTTTCATCATATCAATAAGCCTATGTCTTTCAACAACTTTTAGTTTAGAGCCAGCAAAATCTAATGTTTCTTGATATTCAAAAAGTATTTCTTCTTTGTATTCTTCAAGCTCAATAAGCTTAATATCGCTTTCTACCTTTTCACAAAACTCTACAATTTGGTCTTTCAAAGACTTCATAGAAGCACTAAGAGTTATGTTTAATCCAATATCTTCAAACTTAACATATCCTTCTATGCCTTTAGATATAAACCATTGTTCAGCAAATGTTTTAAGTTCAACTTCTTTCTCATCCTTTAACTCTTGCTCAACATTGTCTATTTTAGCTTTTAAATCTGTATCAGCTTGTTTATAAAGATTAGCAACCTTGTCTTTGTAAATATCTTCAAACTCGTCATATTTAGCCATTATAGCTTGTTTTACTTGTTTTCTTTGAGATTCTAATTCGTTAAACTCTTTATTTAGTTCTGCTCTAGTCTTTTTAACTTCCTTTACTGTATCTTCAGTACAAACGAGTTTCATTGCTGTTTCTACTTTCTTAGATACTTCTTTAGATACTAAATCAAGTTGTTCAACTATTTCAGGTAGTTGTTTTAAAACAATAATCTCATTCATTAGCTTCTTCTTCTTTCTTTAATATTTTTTTGATTTTATTATAAGCCCAAATCTCTTCTTTACTCTCTTGTATACCTAAATGAGTTCTCATACCGCTTTCAATATTTTTGTTAATAAACGAAATTCTATTATCAAGTTCTTCATATATGTTTTTAGCACCAGAAAAAAACTTGTTTTTTTTCTTTTGCCATCTACATTGTTCAAGTTGCCTTCTAAAAAACTCTTCTTTTGTGAGCCTAGTCATTTTTACCAAACCTACTTTCCAAATCTTTTTTTATCTCACCCAGAGCATCTAAAGCTTTCCAATCTTCTTCGTCAAGCTTATCAGCCATTTGAATTAAAAACATACAAGTTTCTATATATTCGTGAGCTGTATAAATATCTTTATCTTTTATTTCTTCTAAATAGTGATTTTTAAAATCTTCTTTTGTTCTCATTTAAACTCCTTTAACATTTCATTAAGTTCTTGTTCTTCTTCTTTTGAAACTTTGCTTTTCTCATTTTTTTTATTAAACCAATCTGGAGTACCACCATTTTTTTCTTGTAGTCTATCAAAAACTATTCCTTGATAATTATTTGACATACTATAATCTATTACTTCAATAACTTTTTCAATCCCATAATCTTCCAAACATTTTTCTATCTTATTTATTAATTTTTGTAATCCTATTTCAGTATATTTAGTTTTCTTTTGATATTTATATGTTAACCATTCTTTAATCTTTTCTATTATAATACTATTATTATATATATTAATATATGTATTAGAATTATTATTAATAAGAAATAAGAAATAAGAAATATTATTTGCTTTTGTTTTGGGTTCTTTGTTGGGTTTATCTTGGGTTATTGTTTGGGTTTCTTTTGGGTTATCTAAAGATTTTGCTGGTCTACCACCATTTTGACCGTTTTTAGCATTTCTTTTATTGGTATCTAATGGCATTTTTATATTAACCCATATTCCTTGCAAAAGATTTTTTAACTCTGGTTCTTTATCTTCGAACATATACTCTAAGATTGCATTATACAAAGTTAGCTTATCTTTATCAGGAAGAAATTTTATTATTTCATAATAATTTTTATAAAATGTGAATTTAGTTATCATAAGCTTTTTTGTCTATATAATCAAATACTTTTAAAGCACATTTTAAAGGATTGTTATATATCTCACTTCCACTAAATCTTATTATTTGATACCCAATCATTTTTAAATCATATTCTCTATTATTATCATATTCTACTTGCTTTTTTGTTTTTTGATGAAAATCGTATCCATCACATTCTATAATTAAGGCAAAATCTTTTTTAAAATCAGGATTACATATTTCATCATATTCTATTGTGAAATCAGCAATATAATCTTTTTTAGTTCCAACAATTTCCACTTGAGGAGAAATAAAAATATCAGTTTTTTTATGTTTATTAACAATTTCAAACGCTAATAAAAAAATTTTTTCAATTGGACTTTCACACATTTCTAAATTAAGCTCAATTATTTCAGGTAATTCAAATCCACAATATAACATTGCTAATATTTTTGCTTTATCTGGTAATTCTTCAAATATCTTAAGGCTTGAGTTAAAATCAGTGTACAACATAGCTTCAGAATCTTCAAATTTTTCCATAATTATCCCTCCTTCTTTGTTAATGGTTTAATGATTATTTTATCTTCATAGACATACATATAATAGCTATATCCATATTTATCAATAAAGATTTTAGGAATAACCATTTTATGCTTTGTTTTGTCTACATTTTTTTGAACTTTCATAATCGGTTCTTCGCTTTTCATTTTATCCTTCTCCCTTCTAGCTTGATTTAATTATACCACTCGTGATACAAATGTCAACACTAAATTTTAGAAAATAAAAAAGACGCATATTTGCGTCTTACTTAATTTGAACTGCGTCTATTGTCTTTCCATATATTCCTGCATATCCTTGAGCTGTACTATCCGCTTTATCTACCCAATCTAACCAGCCACCACCTTTAAGGTGTACTCTATAAATGGCATTTTTAATTCTAAGACCATCTATATCGTTTGGTAAATTTCCTGCATAATCAGAGTCGCCGTAAACCCAAGGTAGCCATTTATTCTTTATTTTATCGTGGGCTTGATATGTATAATTTGAAACCTTTACTCCACTTACTCCGTGTCCAAAGTTTCCTGCATAGTCATTACTTCCAACAGCAACTTTTGGCAACCATTTGTTTTTTACATTGTCATAAATTTGATACATATCTTTTGTTGCAGGTAAATCTGCGTCAAGATAATTAGTAGGATTAATTTTAACATCTTTTTCATTTCTTACTTCTAAGTGCAAATGTATTCCATAAGCTTTACCTGTATCTCCCATATACCCTAAGGTCTGTCCTTTAGATACTTTTTGATTTAATTTAACATTTACATTTTTTAAATGTGCATATAAAGTATAATATCCGTTTGGATGTTTTAATTTAACACAATTTCCATAAGTCGCATTTCCTTTAGCTTTAGTATTATTTTTTTGTCCTGTTTGTATCCATACAACAATTCCTTCTGTATGAGCAAGCACATAATCTGCAACGTGTTTAGTTCCATTTAAGCCTACTATATCTACTGCTCTATGAGTTGTACTATATCCAACAGTTATGGCACATTGTCCACCTTTTAATACTCTACATTTCATACTATTCCTCCTCTCCAGTGTTTATAAGCATTAATGCACTTATACCAGCCATTACAGAACTTATTATTAATGCCTTTATAGCATTAAAATCCATATCTACAATATAAGAACCCGCAAAAGTTCCTACAAATCCTTGTAGAAATGTTCTAAATGGTCTGTTAGCCCATAGTTTTTTGAAAAACTTTTTCATATCTTGCCTCCAATTCTATGTTTGTATTATATCATATTAGAAAAAAAGAAGCAAAATTTGCCTCTTATTTAACTATCCAACAATATTCTGCAATTCTATCTCTACAATCGAAACTATCATATATTATTCCATATTTTGAACAAACAATATGCCCGTTCATTGTAATTAATAATATATTATCTGGAAATGCACCAGAAACTTCGCCTACAGTTCTAGGTATATCATCTATTCTATAATATCCTTTGTCGAGATAAGCTTTA